GACGCAGGCGGCGGACACGACCCAAGCAACCTACGCGGAATATGTGCACCATGCAACAACCATCTAGGCAAACAATATGTGACACAACGCAACAAACACAGACAAACAATACGGGCAGACGCATTACGCGATCAAGGAATAGAAATACAAACAAAAACAAAACGGTCTTTTTTTGAGCAAACGCAATTCACCCCGACCCAACTCAGGATTATCTCAGATGACCTTGATCAGCCTGAACTGGCGGTAACTGGCCGTGATCAGCCGAGACTAGAAACGACGTGGCCTGAGGCGGCTGGTTCGTTTGGGGCTGAGGTGGGGGGCTGGGCTTTACAGCACCTCGGCATGGAGTTAATGCCGTGGCAACAGCGTGTGCTTGACGGTCAGTTGTTGTTTGACAATAACGGGGATTTTTTGCACCGTATGTCTATGGTCAGTACCGCTCGACAAAACGGTAAGACGGTTGCCTTGACGGCGCTTGTTGGTTTTTGGCTTACAGAAATGCCTAAACATCGTGGCGTACCGCAAACCGTGCTATCGACTGCCCACCGGCTTGACCTCGCCGTAATGCTCTACGACAAACTCGCCGACTTACTCGAATTGCGGTTTGGCGCAAAACTTATGCGGTCTTACGGTCGCAACCAAGTGACTATGCCCGACGGTACAAAATGGTTTATTCGCGCCGCCAACTCAAGTGTCGGTCACGGTATGTCATGCGATCTGATTGTTGCTGACGAGATTTGGGATATTGGGTCAACGGTTATTGACGGCGGTTTACTACCAGCGCAACGCGCTCGCCGATCACCAATGTTGTCGGCTTGGTCAACGGCTGGCACAGAAGCAAGTACGGCTATGCAGCGTTGGCGTGAACAAGGGTTGCGCTCGATAGATCGCGGCGAGCCGTCATCGCTTTATTTTGCTGAGTGGTCACCGCCGCCTGATCTGTCACCTATGACCCCACAAGCTTGGGCGTATGCAAACCCAGCGTTAGGCAAAACGTTGACGCTAAAAACTATTGAGGCTGAAAGCGAGAACCCTGACCGTGCGTCGTTTTTGCGTGCGTCATGCAACCTATGGGTAGCCAGCGACAAGTCATGGATAGCACCGGGGTTGTGGCCTGAACTTGAGTACACAGACCTTATGCCTGACGGTGGCACAGTCGCCATAGAAACAAGCCTGACCGACGACCGATATTTTGCCACACGCGCAATCGTCTTAGACGACCGCCGCACCGTCGTTACAGTCGAATTTGTTTGCGACACGTACGACGAAATGTTGCAACACGTTGAGCGTTTAGCAAAAAACACGGCAATCAAATTTGCTATTAGCCCGTCAATCGACATTCATTGGCCGTTAGCGCTTGAGCGCCGACGGGCAGTTGTCGGCTACGGCGAAATCTTAAAATTTACGCCACGCATAAAGTCAATGATCCACGAAAAATTGTTGTGGCACACAGGCGAGCAAATGCTTGCCGAACACGTACAACGCGCCGTTGCCGTACGGTCACAAAACAGTATTGCGTTATCGTCGCAACGCTCACCCGGCCCGATCGAATTGGCACGCTGTTTGGTTTGGTCAGCGGCGCTAGCCAGCCGACCAACCGCAACAGGTAAACCTATGATCGTTGTTGCAGGTGGCTAGTATCTTGACGGGCGACCGTCAAATGCCTTACTTTCTCGGTTGATGTTTGGCGGTCGCCTATACACAACGCGCAAATGGTTTGGTGGCATACTTAGCAAATGGCAATCTTTAACAGGTCAGTTAACAAGGCGGCGATATCGCCTGAGCCAGTCAAAGCGGCAGCGGCTGGTAGTTACTACAGCAACAGCGTCAACAACGGTGGCGCAAATATGGTCGGCCAGTATTACTCGTACATTGAAGGCGACGCACGCAATCGCGCAATGAGCGTACCGACCGTCAGTCGAGCGCGCGATCTTATGGCCAGCGTCATCGGTTGCATGAACTTAAAAATGTATAACGAAATTTGGAACGGCAACGAAATGGAAAAATTGCCTATCGCACCGCGCACGTGGCTACGCAAAATAGACCCAACATTGCCAAACAATTTTATTTTGTCATGGACATTCGACGATCTATTTTTTTATGGTCGGGCGTTTTGGTACATAACGTCACGCACAGCCGACGGCTACCCAGCGTCGTACACTCGACTACCTGCAGCAATGGTGCAAACGTTAGATCAGTCAGGGCCAGTATGGTTTGCGCCGTCAAAACAAATTATATTTCAAGGCGGCAACCTAGACCCAAACGACGTTGTGCAATTCTTGTCGCCGATACAAGGCATTGTTTACCAGTCAACACAAGCAGTTGCTACAGCGTTACAACTTGAGGCAGCGCGATATCGCAACTCGTCATCGGCAATTCCGGCTGGCGTTTTGCGTCAAACTGGCGGCGAACCACTATCGGCACAAGAGTTAGCCGATCTTGCAGCCAGTTTTAACGCGGCAAGGGCAACGAACCAAACAGCCTGCTTAAACGAATTTGTTACATACACAGAAACACAAACTAGCCCTGACAAAATGTTGCTAATTGACAGCGCCGAATTTCAAGCAATGGAAATGGCACGCCTATGCAACATACCCCCATACCTTGCTGGCATCAGCGTAGGGTCTTACTCGTACCAGTCGAGCGCCGAAAGCCGTATGGACTTGTGGACATTTGGTGTACGCGCTTACGCAGATTGCATTGCAGGCACACTTAGTCAAAACAATATTTTGCCTAACGGCACATACGTTGAATTTGACGTAGAGCAATATTTGACGGGCGAATATTCAATGGGCGACTATGACAACACCGAAACAAACGAAAGAGTAGTATTACCAACATGATCAGATTGACCCCCCAACAGATCACGGTTGACGCTGCGGCGGCTGACGGTTTGCCGTCGCGCTCAATCTCAGGCGTGGCAGTAACCTACGACGAGGTTGCAACAGTAAACGACGGCACTAAGGTACGATTTTTGCAAGGGTCGTTACCAGTCACGGGTCGCGACCCGAAACTTTATATGCAGCACGACAGCAATCAGATTGTCGGCAAAGTAGTTGAGCGTGTGGACACGCCGCAGGGCATGATGTTTACCGCCAAAATTAGCGCTACTCGACTAGGCGACGAAGCTTTGACCCTTGCCAATGACGGCGTAATTGACGCGGTATCAGTAGGCGTAACGCCAACAAAGTTTAGTTACGACGAGGAAGGCGTAATGATCGTTGAGGCCGCAAACTGGCAGGAGTTATCGCTGGTATCCGAAGGCGCGTTTAGCGGTGCAATCATTACCGAGGTTGCGGCCAGCGCGCCTGACGACGTAGCCGAGGGTATCCCCGAAACCGAATTAACAAATGCTATACAATCAGAACAACAAGAACAAAAGGACATAACCCCTATGAGCGAAACACCAACAACACCAGTAGTCGAAGCAGCACAGTCAACTGTTGACAAACTTTGGGCGCAACCTGCACGCGAATACAAAATGCCAACACCCGGCGAATATCTTGCAGCAATGCATATCGGTGGCGACACTTTTGCAAAAGTCAATCTTGCATACAAAGAAGCAGTTAAAAAACAATCGTCAGCGTTGCAAGCAGCCGCAGGCGACATTTTGACAACTGATACACCCGGTCTGTTGCCAGTACCAGTTCTTGGGCCACTATTTCAAGACTTGAACTTTGTGCGACCAGTTGTAAGCGCATTTGGTGCGCGCGCAATGCCAAACACACCGTCAAAAACTTTTGTGCGACCAACAATTACTACGCACACAAGCGCTGCAGTTCAAACTGAAAACAGCGCGGTTAGCGCAACAACAATGGTCATTGCGTCAAACACAGTTACAAAATCAACTGTTGCTGGCCAAGTGACAATTACTCGTCAGGACATGGACTTTACAGACCCAGCGTCAATGAACTTGATCTTAAACGATCTTGCAGGCGAGTATCTTATTAAAACTGATGACGTTGCAGCCGACGCACTTGTTGCAGGCAAAACTGCGTCAGGTTCGACATGGACAGTTACAGCAGGCGACCCAACATCGTTAATTAACTCGTTGTATGACGCAGCGCGTGAAATCACCGAGGACAGCAATTATTTCCCAACACATTTGTGCGTATCGCCTGACGTGTGGGAAAAACTTGGCGCACAGTTGGACAGCAGCAAGCGACCAGTTTTGGGTTACACAACTGACGGCGTAATTGGTCAAAACTCGCTTGGTCGAGTAGGCGGCCTCGGTTACAACTCAATGAACGTAATGGGCTTGACGCTTGTAGTTGACAACAACTTTGCGGTAGGCACAATGCTTGTTGTTTACGCACCGGGCTTTGAGATTTACGAAGCCCAGCAAGGTATCTTGTCGGTTGACAACCCGAGCACATTGTCACGCACGTTTAGTTATTACGGTTACTTCTCAACATTTGTTGCCAAGTCGTCGTTTATTCAGGGCATTGTAGTTGCCTAGTCGCATGGCGGCTACACCGCTATGGCGACCTATCTAACAGCGTCAAAACAGTTATTAAATAACTACGCCTGCATTTCAACGCTTGAACCAACCGATATACAGGTTGGCGACACAATTGTTGTTGCAAGCATTGGCGCACCGTTTAACGGCACGTTTACCGTGTTGTCATGTCCGCAATACGAATACACGGGTATAGATAGCACTACAGGCGAATGGTTGTTTAACGAAAACGTACCGCGCGCTAATCAAGTGTTGTACGCTTGCACAGGGTCGGCAGTTGACTTTGCTGCGTTTTACACAGGCACAGTTTCGTTTACGCCTACGTGTACGTGGGTTACGGTTGCAAACCTTGTCACTTATCTTGGCGTGTCAATTACTAACCCGTCTGACGATTACACGCTGGCCACACAAGCGGTCAGCGCTGGCAACCAGTTTTGCAGTCGAAGGCGCGCCGAGGCTGGCTACAACGACAGTCTTAGCACGTCGCCTAGCGGTGACGTTACGCTTGGTACGATCATGTATTGCGCGGCGTTGTGGCGTAGTCGAGGCAGTTTGGAAAACGTGTTTGCGTCGTTTGACAACATGGGTGCAGCACCGCAACAGTCAATGACACCTATTGTCAAACAGTTGTTAGGTATTGACCGACCTGCGGTGGCGTAGTGCCTGCACCGTACACAGACCTACTAAACGAGGCGCTAGACGATCTCACAGCCACGCTCACAGCCGTTACAGGGTTGCGGGTGGTCAATGACCCAACCAAACTTGTGCCTAATTGCGTGTTTGTACAGGCGTTAAGTTTTACGACGATTGCTGGTAACGGCAACATTGTGCGCGTTGACTTTCCGATAAAAGTGGTTGGCAGCGGCCCAGCCGGGTTACCCGTATTGCGCGAAATATTGCAAATCAGCGCAACGGTGCTCGGCTCAAGCGTAATTGTCATGTCGGGTCGCCCCGGCACCCTTGAAATTGGCGGCCAAGAATACCCGTGTTATGACCTAGCGGTTGGCGTGCAAGCGCAAACAGCGTGAGCATACACACGCATATCGTTGCGGTATGGTAAAACTATAAAGACACCTAAGGAGTAATCACAATGGCAACTAGCACCTATCTTTCAAACAGCGTCGTAGAAATTGGCGCAAGCAGCGCGTCAACCACAGACATCACCGATCAAGTAACAGCCGTGACCGTCAACTACGTTGTTGAGGCACTTGAGGACACCGCGTTCGGCTCGACTGCACGCACAAACACCGCTGGCCTGCAAAACAACAGCGTGTCAATTACTTTGTATGCGTCGTATGCAGCGTCAGAAAGTTACGCAGTTTTGTCGGCACTTGTCGGCACAAAATGTTTTATACGTGTCAAACCAACTAGCGCCGCGTTGTCTGCGACTAACCCAGGGTTTGAGATCACTAATACCTTCTTATCCCAATTACCTGTCATAAATAGCAATTTAGGTGAACTAGCCACATATGAAATTGAACTTATGGGCGGTTCATACGTTGCAGACATAACCCCATAACACGCGCCGTTACTGGCCGAGAACAGGACAAGCACAAATGCGGTTAAAACTTAAAATAGATTTACAAGACGGCGTAGAGCCAGTCGAGTTAACAACAAATATGTTTGTTATCTGCGAATGGGAAAAAACCGAAGGTCGCAAAATAAGTGACGGCAAAGGTATCGGCTACACCGATCTAGTTTGCTGGGCATACAACTTGCTAAAACTTAGCGGTAAAAAAATGCCAGCAACATATCGTGACTGGGTTAAAGAAAACCCAAACATGACCATTGAGGCAATAGACGAGACAGACCCAAACCTTACGGCGTAGGCAGTTACCGACGGCAACTAGCCGAATTGTTAGTTGCAACAGGGTACTGGCCTACGACAATCGAATTTGACACGCGCGACCTAATAACGGTGATTAGTCTGTTAAATAAGCAAAAGAGGTAACGCGCATGCCAGCAACAACAACTATTGAGGTCGTCGGACTCAAACAGACAATTAACGGTCTGCGCAAGATTGACCCACAGTTGCAAAAAGATTTTAAAATAGACGCAACCGCTATCGCGCAGCCAGCAATTAACGCTGGCAAAAACGTATATCAAACCGTGCCGATCAGCAATTTTGCAAAAGACTGGAATAACAAAACTGAAAGAGGCAGTCGTCAAATAAAAGGTTTTAATATTGACAAAGCGCGAGCAGGCGTAAAAATGCGTTTTGACACTAGACGCAACGCAGTCGGTGTAATTCTTATTGAGCAAAAAGATCAAGCCGCCGCAATCTTTGAACAGGCAGGTCGCAAAAACCCTGGTGGTCGTTTAGACAACAGTCTGCGTATTGCAGGGTTTACAGTTAGTCCCGGTCGCACTCGACTGATCGGGCCAGCCGTGTATAAAGCGCGTCGCGGTATTGAAGCTGAAATGGTAAAAATGATTGCTAAAACTATGCGCGAAGTGCAAAGGGAGATTTAGTTATGGCTTTATCTATCCCAATTATTAGCGAGTTTGACGGCAAAGGTATTGACAAAGCAATTAAAGAATTTAAACAATTAGAAACCGTCGGCGAAAAAGCACAATTTGCTATTAAAAAAGCGGCTGTACCGGCAGCGGCGGCGCTAACGGCGGTTGCTGGCGCGTTGGGTTTGGCGGCTAAAGCGGCAGCCGAAGACGAGCAACAACAAGCGATTTTGGCTAACACTATGCAAAATGTTGTTGGTGCTACTGACGCTACGGTTGCAGCAACCGAGGACATGATTGCGGCTATGTCGAGGGCGACTGGCACGGCTGATAGCGAATTGCGCCCAGCGTTTGCCGCGTTGCTTACTGGCACTAAAAACGTGGGTGAAGCAACCAACGCATTGTCACTTGCACAAGATGTTTCGATAGCAACTGGCACAGATTTGGCGACGGTTAGCGACGCGTTGGCTAAAGCGTACGCGGGCAATATGAAAGGGCTACGTGCGTTGTCGCCTGAAATGGCAGGGCTAATTAAAGAAGGCGCGTCACTTGAAGTTGTGATGATGGCGTTAAACGATAATTTTGGTGGCGCGGCCGCACGATCAGCAGAAACCGCAGCAGGCAAATTTAAAATATTAAAAAACAGTTTGGCTGAAACGCAAGAGTCGATCGGCGCGGCGTTGTTGCCTGTGTTGCAAAAAGTGTTGCCGTATTTGCAGGCAATGGCTGACTGGGCGCAACGTAACCCTAAAGCGTTTTTAATTATTGCTGGCACGATTTCGGCGGTTGCGGCCGCAATTATGGCGGTCAATATTGCTATGGCCTTAAACCCGTTTGGTTTAATTGCGGTTGGTATCGCAGCGCTCGTTACTGGTTTGACGTTTGCTTACACAAAGTTTGAAACATTTCGCAACATTGTCAACACGGTGCTAAACGGTTTGATTGCAGGTTTTGAAACATTTGCTAACTCGTTTATTGGCGCAATTAACTTGATTATTCAAGGCATGAACCTGATCAACCCGTTTACCGATATCGAAAGTTTGCCGACGATCTCGTTGGGTCGTATCGGTAGTGGTGGTGGCGGTGCTACGGCCGTTGGTGGCGATACGCGCACGGCTGACCGTATGGCTCGAGAGGCAGGCGCGTCTATACCAAGTGTGCCAGCGATCATTGGCGGCGGTGGCGGTACAAGTGGCGGCGGTAGCGCTGGCAGCGGTGGTGGCGGTGGTGGCGTTGGTGGCGGTGGCGACCTAGTAACAATTCAAGGCGCACTAACTACATACGGTATGGCTGAACGTATTGCAGCGCGTCAATCAAGTGACGTGACGATAAACGTGACGGGCGGTATGTCGACTAGCGCCGAGATCGGGCAAAGCGTGTTAAACAGTTTGCTGGCATATCAGCGCAGCAATGGCCCACTTGATCTACAGATCGCCTAATCATGGCAGGTGTAGCGGTAGTTGCTAGCGGCAACTATGACCTAGAAATTGACACAGGGTTTGTTCAAGACGCATTTTTGCTTGACGACGCAACCGCAGGCGTACTTGACAACACTACATACGTGCTTGACGGTACAACAAACTATGCGAGTGTGCTCAACGGCGTAAACCAAGTAAACGTCAGGCGCGGTCGCCGCGATCAAGGCGACCAGTTCAGCGCTGGCACAATGACGTTTACAATGCTTGATACAACTAGCGTTTTTATGCCGTTTGATGAAAATAGCCCGTATTGGGACTCTACGACCGCAAAGCCGGGTCTTGCACCGCTACGCAAAGTCAGATTGTCGCGATACAGCGCAACAAACGTCAAAGAATATTTGTTCAAAGGCGTGATCGTCAATTTTGATTACAACTTTGCGCTAGGCGGTTTGGACACCGTGACGGTTTATTGTGCTGACGATTTTTATTTGTTAGCACAAACATATTTAGACGAATACAACGTGTCAGAGGAATTGTCGAGCGTTCGACTGTCGGCAATACTTGATAGACCTGAGGTTGATTTTCCGATTGGGCAACGTGATATTTCTACAGGCACACAAACGCTTGGCGGTGCGGCGGCGTTTACGATTACAAACGGCACAAACGTGCTGGGTTATTGCTCACGTATTAACGAGGCTGAGCAAGGCAGATTGTTTATGTCGCGTGACGGCGACCTAACATTTCAACCGCGTATCGGCACAACACTTGACCCAGCAGTAGCCGACTTTCACGACGACGGCACAGAAATACCGTACAACGGGCTAGGCATAACATTTGAAGCAGACCAAGTAACAAACCGTGCAGTCGTACAAATACTTGGTAGCAACAACCCACAAGTCGCAAACGACACAGGCAGTCAGGCAACATACTTTATACAGACGTACTCGATCACCGACAGCCTATTGCACAGCGACAGCGCCGCACTAGACCTAGCCACGTACCTACTTGACCCAAACCCTGAGCCACGCTTTACGTCGCTCAACACGGCGTTTGCCATGCTTAGCAGCGCTCAACGCGACACCGTAGCCGTGATTGACATTGGCGACACAATCACCATTGAGAAGTCATTTGCCCCTAACACAAACCCAGCGTCATTAGCCCAAGAGTTAAGCGTTGAAGGCATAGAACATTCAATCAACGTAAACAACGGGCATATCGTCACTTATTACACCGCGCCAACTACGATCGTTTACGAACTGATACTTGACGATTTGACGTTTGGTATCATCAGCGCTGACAACGCATTAGGTTAAAGTAGGCATTATGGCATTACAAACATTTACAGCCGGTCAAATTTTGACTGCGGCGCAAATGAACAATTTGCAAGCAAACGATTACAACCAAACGGTCAGCACTAAGACCGCTAATTATGTTTTGGTTGCAGCCGACAAAGGCACTCGAGTTGTAATGAACAGCGCAAGCGCAACCACAATCACAGTTAATACAAGTTTGTTTGCTGCTGGCGATACTTTATTTTTACAAAATATTGGTGCTGGTGTTTGCACAGTTACAGCCGGAACAGCAACCGTTTCAAGCGCCGGGCCATTGGCTATTCCACAAAACGGGTCGGGTATTCTTTATTTTACAAGTGCGGGCGTAAGTATTTATTATCCGTCAGCAGTAACAGCAAGCCCGAGCGGTTTAGTTTGTGTCAAGGCCGAAACAGCATTTACTACCGCGTCAACAATTAACGTTAATAACGTATTTAGTTCAAGTTACACAAATTATTTATTGAACATTATTTTTGACGCATCAGTCGAATTAGATGTGCAGTTGCGTTTGCGTGTTGGTGGCACAGATAATTCAACAGCAAACTCATATAAACGGCAAACTATTGAAGCAACAGGCGGTTCAGCAACTGTTATTCAAACTCAACGCGATAATTATTTGCTGGGTGCTGGTAACGCAAGCGCACCGAGCGCAATTCAAGCGTATTTGTTTCAACCGTTTGCGGCAGCCAAAACGCCAATCATGTCAAATAATCAGCGGTCAAGCAACACAACAACAATTTTTATTTCGTGGGCTTATCACGATCAAACGGTTTCGTATGACGGTTTCAGTTTGCTAACAAGCACAGGCACAATTACAGGCACTTATTCGGTTTATGGATATTCAAAAACGGTATAAATTATGGCTTTAAAAATAAATGTTGACGGTGTTGATCGCGATATGACAGAGGAAGAAGAAGCCGCTTATTTGGCGTTCACAAAAAAATTGAAAGCTGATAACAAAATTGAAGGCGACGCATTAGCGGCCAAAGTCGTTGCGCGTCAAGCCGTATTAGACAAACTTGGTTTAACGGCTGACGAAGCCGCCGCATTATTTGGCTAACAATGTGCGCTACTGGCTACTTACGATCGCATTGTGCGCTGGTTGCGCGACAAGCAAAACAAACACAACAGGCGGCGTTAAAGTCCGCAATCTATCTATAAGCGAGGTTTGCCAATATGCGTCGCCTGACCGGTGCGAAATTAGAAAATAACCAAATACACGCTCGACTAATCGTCACCGTCGGCATACTTATGGCCGTCACGTTTGTGCTCATGGTTGTCGGTTTGCTGTTTGGTTTACTGTTTGTGTCAATGCCCGACGAACTTTCACCGCTTGACAGCAAAATAGTTGACCTACTTAGCACAATCAGCGTGTTTTTGACAGGCGCGCTATCGGGCCTTGTTTCGGCCAACGGCATAAAAAACACAGACAAAAACAAAGACGGCATACCCGACGCACTCGAATGACAAAACCATACGTCATCACCGCACAACCAGTCGTCAAAGCACCGTTGGCTGGCATGGCCAAATGGGTTGAACTAGCAGTCAAACACTCTGACGGCAGTTTGTGGAATAACGGCATTTGGGTTGTGCGCGACGTAAGACATAAACCCGGTGTCATCAGCAACCATGCTCGAGGTTTAGCAACCGATTTGTCGTACCGTTGGCTGGCACAAAAACAATTTGGTCGTCAAGACGGCCGCAAACAATCATTGGCATACGTCGTCAAGTTGCTTGAACACGCCGACACGCTCGGCATACAACTTGTGATCGACTACGCGTTAAAGCGGTCGTGGAAATGCGATCGCGGTACATGGCAACCATTACCCAGCGTTGACGAGGGCGACTGGTATCACATAGAGGTTGAGCCGCGTTTGGCGCACGACCCCGAGGCCACAAAACAGGCATTTCAAGCCGTATTTGGGGTATCACCGAAAGCAGCGCCGCAATCTGTTTAGGCTGGTTACCTACCCGAGAAAGTAGGTCACTATGACACTCATTAGCAAAACAGCCATATCGCTATTTATTAGCGCTATGTCAATATTTATTTTGGCTAAACCGCCAACACCAACACCAGCAGAAACACGCCAACAGCCAGCAACGGTTTGGCAGGGTTTAAAGCCAGCGTCGCCTATACCGCCAACAACGGTCACAAGTACGCCTATAACGCAACCTGACGCGTGTCAGACGGTGTTTGACATGGCTCGACACGTCGGCTGGCCCGAGCATGAACTGACCCAACTTGTGGCGATTGCTTACCGTGAGAGCCGTTGCCAGCCTGACGCGTTTAATCCGACCGACCCGAACGGCGGCAGCGCTGGGGTTATGCAGATTAACTACTTTTGGTGCAAACCGTCGCGCTATTACGCCAACGGATATTTGCAGGCATACGGCCTGATACGCACGTGCAACGACCTATTTGATTTAGAGGACAATTTGCGATCGGCGTTGGCTATTTACCGATACTCGAATGGGTGGCGCGCATGGTCACTTTAAAACACCTGATTGTTGCAAGCGTCTTGACCGCGTACACGTATGCGCTACTGTATTTCACCAACCAACGAAAGGCTAAAGATGACCGAGAACATCGACCCGAGAACTGATCCACAGTTCAAAGCACTAATGCAAGTGATGAACGACATCACACAAAACAAAGTGCCGTTTTATGAACCGCACGAACTTGCAGCGCGTAGCACATTGCGAGCATTGCAACATCAAATTGACGATCACAACGTTTTAGACGACAGCGACCTAATCGACACACTCAACCAGGCGCGTATCGAAATCAAATATTTGTGCAGCATTATCACCGACCTACACGAGCGCATTAAACAACGCGACGTTGAGTTAGGTATTAAACAATTACGGCTAAACGAAAATGAAGTTGAGATACAGCGTTTAGAAAACTTGGTGCATCGTGCTTACTAAACACGAAAAATCACGTATTGCCGTAGCGATCGCCGAGAGCCAAGCGAGCGCCAACGCAAAATGGACACCTGAACAACAAGCACAGGTTGACGCGGCGATTGTCAAAATGGCGCGCATGAAACCACGCTTTACAGCCGACGAGGTTTGGTACGAACTGGGCGCGTCATTTCCCGTAACTAAAGGCATGACCGCTCGACTTATGGTTGCTGAGCGTCGCGGCGTAATTAAAAACACAGGCGAGATCACGTATGCAAAACGTGGCGGTCAACACGATCACGCGCAACGTTTAACAATTTGGCAATCGCTATGAGCGGATACAACCTTGACAACTATGTTGACGTACCGACACGATTGACAGCGGCGTTAAAAAAATATCCTGATCTACGCATACAAGAAACAGGTCGCGAAATAATTGAAATGCCCGACAAGTCGTGTTTTATTCGTTGCACGGTGACGGTGTGGCGTGACGCGACCGACCCGATACCAGCCGTAGCGTCAGCGTGTGAGGTTTACCCCGGTCGCACACCGTTTACCAAAATGAGCGAAAACGAAGTTGGGTTTACCAGCGCGTTGGGTCGAGCGCTGGGCTATATGGGGTTTGGTATTAACAAAAGCATTGCGAGCCGTAACGAGGTTGAGGCCGCACAATCACGGCAAGGCAATACACATTTAGCGCCCGTCGTACCGTTACACGACGTAGAAGTGCCATTCCCCGAAGTACAGCAACGTGATTGGCCGTCGCCTAAACAGTTGGGCATGATGAGGGCATTGGCTAATGGTCAAGGGCTTAAAGGCGATGACTTGAAAACGTTTATTAGCGCAACATTGGGGCGCGAGGTGCATACAACGGGTGATCTTGATAAACGTGACGTAAGCAAAGTAATTGATGCGCTTAAACTAAGCGAACCTAAAAACTAAATAACGGGCACGGCCTACACCCCTTGCAAGGTGAAAGGTATAAAACACGGTGACGTGGGTAGATGACGCACGTGGTAACACGTCGTCAGGCAAATGCGTTACAGAGTTAGGGTGTCGAGTGTGGCAGACGACGGGGGGCTAAAGCGCATTAGGCTTTACACACAACAACGATTGACATAACACAAACAAACCACAAACATAAAGTTGACAACATGGCCAGCGTTAACAAACCGAGAGCAAGCGAGCAACGCGAGCGCGCTAGGACAAGCGAAGCGCGTCAGTCACTAT